GACGTACAAGTGTTTTGGCGTAATCACAATTTTATAGGAGCAATAGCAATAAAATGACAAACGATTTTCTTAAAGATATAATTAAAACAACTGGCAATGAATATGCTAATCTAGTGGAAGACGGAGTTGAATCAGGTGATGTTGAAAACTTTATCGACACAGGTTCTTATATTTTAAATGGAATGTTAAGTGGTTCACTCTATGGTGGACTTCCACAGAATAAAATAACAGCACTTGCAGGTGAATCTGCAACAGGTAAAACATTTTTTCTTATGGGAATGTGTAAACACTTTTTAGATGCAAACCCAGATGGTGGTATTGTTTACTTTGAGTCAGAATCAGCAGTAACTAAAAAAATGATCGTTGATAGAGGTATTGATGCATCAAGAATGGTAGTCTTACCTGTTTCAACTGTACAAGAGTTTAGAACACAGGCAATAAAAGTTCTTGATAGATACATGCAACAAGACGTTGATATTAGAAGACCAATGTTTATGTGTCTTGATTCTCTAGGTATGTTATCTACAACTAAAGAAGTTGAAGATACAGCAGAGGGAAAAGAAACAAGAGATATGACAAGAGCTCAAGTTCTAAAGGCTGCATTTAGAATACTTACACTTAAATTAGGAAAAGCAAAAGTTCCTATGGTCGTCACTAATCATACTTATGATGTTGTTGGATCATATATTCCAATGAAAGAAATGGGTGGTGGTAGTGGACTTAAATATGCCGCAAGTAGTATTGTTTATCTAAGTAAGAAAAAAGAAAAAGACGGAACTGAAGTTATTGGTAATATTATCAAAGCAAAAAATCAAAAGTCTAGACTAACAAAAGAAAACTCAGATTGTGAAGTTAGATTAACATACAATAAAGGACTTGACAAATATTATGGATTACTTCAACTTGCTGAAAAATATGATATATTTAAAAAAGTATCTACGAAGTTTGAATTACCAGATGGTCGAAAAGTATTTGGTAAAACTATAAATGATGATCCACAGTCATACTTCACAGATGAAGTTATGGAAAAACTAGAAGAAGCGGCAATGAAAGAATACTCATATGGAGGCAACAATGAGTGAAATGAAACAAGGTGATTTAGTATCTGTTTTAACGCCACATGGTGAATTTGTTGGAAGACTAGAAAAAAATGATGATACAGGCGTACATCTAAGTAATCCAAAAATGATGGTTAGCACTAAAGAAGGAAACATGGGTTTTGCAAGAGGTGTTTGTATGACAGGTGAGGAAAATCCTAAATCAATAATTTTTAGAAGTGGTGGTATTATATTAGTCACACCATCAAATCAAAATATAAACAAAGCATATACTGAAGTTGTAAGTGGATTAGTCACTTGACAAAAAAGAAATTCAGTTATATCGAATCAGCAAACTACCCAGATCAAACTTGCATAGGGATCAACGAGGGAGAGTTTGCTGGTGTAATTTATAAATATGGTAAAGTCACACCAATAGAAAAAGATGATAAATTGACAATGCAATTTGAATATGATATTATAGAAAACAATGCAATACCTAGAGAAAAGTTTGGCGATAATTTTTTTAATTTAATAGGTGATATACTAATGGATATACTTGATGAAAAATATAACACTAACGATACTAGAAAACTTAGTAGCAAATGAAGAATATGCTAGAAAAGTTTTACCATTTTTAAAAGAAGAATACTTTCAAGATAGAAATCAAAGAATCGTATTCAAAGAGATAAGTTCTTTTGCGTTAAAGTATTCAAAACTTCCAACAAAAACATCTTTGGAAGTTGAACTTGATAACCGAAAAGATTTAACTGAACAACAATATAAAGACATAACAAATATTGTTAGCAACTTTACAGATGATGCAGTTGATATAGAGTGGTTAACTGATACTACCGAAACATTCTGTAAAGATAGGGCAATCTATAATGCCGTCGTGGACGGAATCTCTATTATTGAAGGTAGAGATTCCACACGTAAACCTGATGCACTTCCAAGTCTTTTGACAGATGCATTATCTGTTTCTTTTGATAATAGAGTTGGTCATGATTATATAGAGGATGCGTCAGATAGATTTGAATACTTACATCGTAAAGAAGAACGTATTCCATTTGACTTAGAATATTTCAATAAAATTACAAAAGGTGGACTCCCACAAAAAACATTAAACATTGCACTTGCTGGAACTGGTGTCGGTAAATCTTTGTTCATGTGTCACATGGCTGCAAACTGCATAAATCAAGGACGAAATGTTCTTTACATTACACTAGAAATGGCAGAGGAAAGAATCGCAGAAAGAATAGATGCGAATCTTATGAATGTAAGTATGGATGCACTTCAAGATTTACCTAAACCAATGTACGATGATAAGATCGAAAAGATCATGAACAAAGTAAAAGGTAAACTGATTATAAAAGAATATCCAACAGCATCAGCACATACTAATCACTTTCGTTCATTACTACAAGAACTATCAATCAAAAAAAGTTTTAAACCAGAGATAATCTTTGTAGATTACTTAAATATATGTGCTTCAAGTCGTTTTAAAGGGGGCTCAAACATTAATTCATATACACTAATCAAATCTATCGCAGAGGAATTAAGGGGTCTAGCAGTCGAAAATAACGTGCCTATCGTGTCTGCTACACAGACAACTAGAGGTGGATATGTATCAACGGATATAGGACTTGAGGATACATCTGAGTCATTTGGATTGCCTGCAACAGCAGATTTTATGTTTGCATTAATTACCTCTGAAGAATTAGAAGAACTTCAACAGATACAAGTTAAACAGTTGAAGAACAGATACAATGACCCAACAATCAACAAAAGATTTATTCTAGGAATTGACAGATCAAAAATGAAACTGTATGATGTAGAACTAAACGCTCAAGATGATCTAGTTGATAGTGGACAAGAAGACAAAATACCAGCACTAGATAAATCCACTAGTGGTGAAAGATATGCGAAATTCCAAGAAATTAAAGTCTAGATATTATGTGGATTTAGATGATTCTAATTTAAATTATCCATATAATTGTATAGATGTAAAGACAAATGAGGTGGTATGGAACTTTGAATTTGAGGAAGACGCTTTAGAATGGTGTAAGAATCAAAATAAAAAACCAACTTTTGGTAAGGATAGAATACCTCCACATATGAGGATGTATAAAACATAAATATATAAGTAATAAATGGGGGAGCGATGTCTATTAGAAAGTTTGTACAACAAGTAAGACCTAGAGAACAATCATACAAACCTAAATTAATTATTGTTGAAGAACTTCTTGCTGAAGAAGAACTTCCAAAAGATATTATGAGGGGTTTAAGTTATGAGAAGTCTGAGAAACAATCTACATCTAAAAGAGATGTTTATATTGTTCGTTCATCAGATAGAGAAACTGATAGAGATGAGATTCTAAGAAATCTTAATCAAGCAGGCATCAAGGCATCACTTGGTTCGAGTTCATCATCAGTTGATCCGATTGATGGCATATATCAAAATAGAAATTTTAGGATTTTTGTAAAACCACTATCTGGTGGCATGGGTGAAACTACTTTAAACTCTAGTATCACAGAGTTATTTCCCTTAATCACATTCGAAAAAAAATATAATCCAAAAGATATCATATCATTTCATCAATTTTTACTAGGTGTTGATGTTTCAAAACTTAAATGTGTTGGCCCAAAAGATATTAAAGCCGCAGAGGAAACAATAAACAAAGCAGATACATCTACTAAGTTTAAAAAAAAAATGGCAAACGCTATTGGTGTTCTTAAATACATTCAACAAGAAGATAAAAATAAAAAGATAAAAAGTTTGTTTTGGGGATACAGAGCAAAGCCTGCAGGTGTGCCTAGTAAACACCCAGGTGATATGTTTATTACTTACAACGATAACAAAATTTTAGGTGTTAGTTTAAAAGCAGGTGGAAAGAAAACATCTGAACCACAATTAAACACTTACATAGGAAAAGTTTTTGATGAGTTCAAAGATAGAAACTATGGTAAACTAATATCATTGGCATACAAATCAGTTTACTCTAAAATACCAGGTATGCCACCTGAGAGATCATTTATTAGAGATAGAAAAACAAAAGATATATTAAGAGACTTTGATAAAAAAAATAATGCACAATATGAAAAATTTTACAATGATTACCTTGAGATTATGAGACAAGGAATAGTCAAATTATTTAATAAAAATAAAGATAATACAATAAAATATATTAAAACAAATATACTTAGAGATGCACCTGATGTTCCTACTATAGTGATTAAAGCAGTTGGTAGTGATTACGAAGAAGTGACAGATAAAGATCAACTAGGTGTTTTTTTACCACAAGTAAAATTTATTAGGGCAACATCATCTCAATCATCTAAACAAAATTGGTTTATAGAATTGACATCTGGCCCAGATACTTTGAAAATGAGTATGTCTATTCGAACAAATAAATCAGGTCATGCTGGATTAAAAAAGTTAGGTCAATTTAGTCTTGCAGTAAAATACAATGGATTGTCAAAAAAATGATACAATTTTTAGAGGAACAAGCAGGTAAGAATCTACATTTAGAACATATCGAAGATGAGATAATAAACTTTGGTGTGCCAGGTGGTCGAGCTGCTATAAACTTTTTAAGAAGTTTAAGAGATATGTTAGCAGGTGCGAGTAGATCATCTGTTAATATGACTGTTAAATGGGATGGCGCTCCAGCGATATTCGCAGGTATAGACCCAGAGGACGGAAAGTTTTTTGTTGCAAAAAAGTCAGTATTCAACGTAAATCCAAAGTTATATAAGACAAACGCAGAGATTGATGCAGATTTATCTGGTGAACTAAATGCAAAATTTAAAGTTGCACTAAAAGAGTTTGCTAAACTAGGTATCAAAGGAGTTCTTCAAGGTGATCTTATGTTTACTAATGATCTTGAAACAGATACAATAGATGGTGAAAAAGTTTATACATTTCAACCAAACACCATAGTTTACGCAGTGCCAGTTGATTCTGATCTAGGAAAGGTTATGAAAAAAGCAAAGATAGGAGTTGTATGGCATACAACATACTCTGGCAAATCACTACCTGTTATGAAAGCATCTTTTGGTGCGAACATCAGTAATTTAAACAAGTCTGCTTCGGTTTGGATGGATGATGCAACATACAAAGACGTATCAGGCAAAGCCACATTCAATGCCAAAGAAACTGCACTGGTTACGAAAACATTATCAGATGTAGGAAAGACATTTCAAAAAATAAATGCACCAATGTTAAATAAATTCCTTAGACTTCAAGAATCAATGACTGGTGCGTTGGCAGGTGCATCATATAAAACTTACACAAATAGTAAAGTAAGGAGAGGGGAAAAAGTTAAGAATGCAAACAGACATGCTGCAGAGTATGTCAATTGGGTACAAGATTCAGTAAAAAAACAGATTGATAAAGTAAAAACACCTGCTGGAAAGAAAAAATATGAGAATATATCTAAACAATATACAATAGAAATCAAAAAACATGTAAGAAATTTGACTGAAGTCGTTAAATTTCAAAATTTTATGATTGATGCAAAAATGCAAATTGTTAGAAAACTAAATAGTGTAAAACAACTAACAGGCACATTTATTCGTACAGATAATGGATATAAAGTGGTTAACCCAGAGGGTTATGTTGCGATAGACAGAGTGTCTGGTAATGCTGTGAAATTAGTCGATAGAATGGAATTTTCGTTTAATAATTTCACTGCAATAAAGGCATGGGATAGATGAAAAACATAAAAGATTTAATAAACGAACTCAAAGAACGAGTCGTATCAGTCGCTCAAAGAAGAAAGATCGGCAGAAGAATGGCTCGCCTCGCAAAAACATCAGCATTTAAAGCCAAAAGAGAAAGAGCAATGAAAAAGATTGCCACACCTATGAAACAACGTGTCAAGGCAACTAAGATGGCAAGAAAACTTATTCGTAAGAAATTTTATCCAAAATATGATCAGATGGCACCAATGCAGAAGATGAAAATAGATCAAATTGTAAATGCAAAATATGGTGCTGCAATCGAAAAGATTGCAAAGAGAAATTTAATAAAAGTTAAAAAAGCAGAGATTGAAAAAGTCAAAAGAGCAAGACAGAAAAAAGATGATTAAAAAATTTAATGCATATGAACAACCAGGCAAATCAGTTGTGTTTGCATTTGGTAGATTTAATCCACCAACCACAGGTCATGAAAAATTAATTAACAAAGTAAAACAAGTTGCTGGATCAGATGAATATAGAATATATCCTAGTTTCTCACAAAATCAAAATAAAGATCCATTGCCACACGCACTAAAGATTGCGTACATGAGAAAAATGTTTCCAAAACATAAAAGAAATATTATTGCTGATAGAAAAGCTATCACTGCAATAGATATTGCAACTAAATTATATGACCAAGGTTTTAGAAATTTAAAAATGGTTGCTGGTTCAGATAGAGTAAAAGAGTTTGAAACATTATTAAAAAAGTATAATGGTGTGGAAGGTAAACGACACGGATTCTATAAGTTTGATAATATTGATGTTGTGTCTGCTGGAGAGAGAGACCCAGATGCAGAAGGTGTATCAGGTATGTCAGCATCTAAGATGAGGTATCATGCAAACAAAGGTGAATACGATGATTTTGCTGATGGTTTACCTAAAGGATTTAAAGACGGAAGAAAATTATTTAGAGATGTTCGTAAGTACATGGGTATTAGAGAACAGAAAGACATGGGTGTCATGAATGAATATGAAGAACTCAGAGACAGATATTTAACAGGTCAGATATGGAAGATTGGTGATTTAGTAGAGGCAAAGGGTATCGAGGGAAAAATAATTCAAAGAGGAACAAACTATATTACATTTAATGATAGTCAAGGTAAAGTTCACAAAGCATGGTTGCACGAGATAAAAGTAGAACAAAAAAAAATTACAGCAGTAAGACAAGATAAAGATGTAAAAGATAAACCAGGTACGCAACCTGCAAAATATTACTCTGGTGTAAAAAAGAAAACTAAAGACTCAAGAGCTGCACATTTTAGAAAAGGTGCAAAAATGGACGATGACAATCCAGCTGCATACAAACCAGCACCGGGTGATTCTAAAGGTAAAACTAAACCATCTCAATATACAAAGAAGTTTAAAAAAATGTTTGGTGACTCATATGATATAGGTAAAGACTATGGTGATCACACAAGATCTGTTACACCTGGCGAAAATAAAAAATTGACAAAAGAAGATATTGAAGGTTGGTATAAAAATGAGGATATACACGAAAAGTATGAACTAAGATATGGAGACAATTGGTATATTAAATTAACAGAAACATATAATAAACTTCTTGAAAAGGTTGAAGTTGTTCATGATAATTGTGGTACACCAGATTGTTGTGGTCAGTGTGCTGATGCAAATATTACTGAACAAAAGAAAGAAACATTAGATTCTTTTGGTACTTTTATATTAAGAAATGCTTGGGGTGAAATAGTTGAGTCTGCTGAGTTTGAGGGAAGAAAAGTTAAATTAAATGATCCTATACGTACAAGTGAAAATCCTAATAAAAAATTTAAAGTATATGTTAAAAACGAAAAAGGTAACGTAGTTGTAGTTCGTTTTGGTGATCCTAATTTAGAAATAAAAAGAGATGACCCTGCCAGAAGAAAATCATTTAGGGCAAGACATAATTGTGATAACCCAGGGCCAAAAACAAAGGCTAGATATTGGAGTTGTCAACAATGGAGAGCAGGCGCAAAGGTAGATAACTAATGCAAGAACTAGGTCAATTCATGTCTCTTGTATCAGACGAAAAACAAAAAGTTCAAAAAATACAAGAGGAAAAAGATAAAAGGTTTAAACCTAGAGTTTCTGTAGGACAATCATTATCAGAGTTTTTTAATTTAATATCTGAAGCACCTAGAATTCCTAGAAAAAAAGGACAACCTGCAGGTTCTGACAAACACTCTGATTTATACACAGACGAAAATCCAAAAGGAACAATACATGGTTTAGGATTTAAAGATGTTGAAACTGCAAGAGCATCTGTAAAAAAAATTATCAATTCTGGTAGATCACACGCACATAAAATACAAGCTGCGATTGCAATGGAGCAAAGAGCAAGAGTAATGGGAAAAACAGCAGAAGCTGCAGTGTATCGAAGATATATTGAAAAGATGAAAAAGAAAACTAAAGAAATGAGAAAAGAGGACATGGAACCTCAAATTATTGAGAAACATTTCACAAGAGAGATCGTAAGAGAAGTGCCAGTTGAAAAGAAACAAGAGTTTACAAAAGAAGATAATGCACAAAGAATTGATGTTCTTAAAACATTTTTTGAAAGATTAGATAGTTTCGAACAAAATTTAGAAAAAAGAGAACTGGCTCAGAAGATGACTAATTACTTACCTGAACAACCAGAACAAAATGAACTGACAAAATTAAAAGAAGATTTTAGACAATTTAAGAACATTATATCACAACAAATGGCGACAATAGGAGGCGGTGGCGCAGTAAGACTGCAAGACTTGGACGATGTTGATACATCATCACTTGGTAATGGAAAATTTTTAGTATTTAACTCTACATCAGGCAAACTAGAATTTACAGATCAAGTGGATGGTAATTAATGGCACTTAAAATAAAATTAAAAAGAATTGCTGGAACTCCAACAACTTCAAATTTAGAAGACGGTGAGATAGCACATAATACAAGTGCGAATACACTTCATGTAAGAATTGGTGATACAATACACGCAGTTGGTGGAAGTGGTTCAGTAGACCTATCTGCCGTTGATCAAGATATTATACCTGACGGAAATGGAACAAGAAACTTAGGAAGTGCAACTAAAAGATTTGCTGAATTATTTCTTACAGGAAACACAATCAATCTTGGGGGTGCGACAATCAGTTCAGACGGAACAGGAACGATTGCTATTTCTGGTGATGGTGTAACACTTCCAAACAATTCTGCTCTTGCATCTGGTGAAAAACTTGCCGTTGCGAATAATGAAGGTGTTCCAATAAGAATAGTTAACTTATTTACTGCGGCAGGCGGATTATCTACTGCGGCAACAACACTAAATTTTAAAGCATCAGCATCAAGAGATTTAGTTTTTACAGGATTAAAATTAACAAATGGACAAAATATAACATCAACTCAACAAACAACGTTGTTTGAGTTCTAGGAATAAATAAAAATATGAGTAGTAAAACACCAGTAAGAGTAGTATTTGACGGAAGTAACAATGCGACAGGACTCGCCGAATTTCAATCAGGTGAGTTTATTCCTTTAACGCATGGTGGACTTGGTGCATCTTTATCTTTAGGAACTGCTGGACAAGTTTTAAAAGTAAACTCTGGCGCTTCTGCTTTAGAATTTGGTAATGTTGAAGCAATTTTAAATATAGACGGACTCACAGACGGATCAGGTATTACAATCGCTGATGGTGATGACTTTGCAATATCTGACGCTGGAACTGAAAAAAAAGTAAATGCATCTCAGATTTCTACTTATGTTCAAGGAACTATAAGTGGTGATATAACAATATCAGGTGGAACTGCAGCCATTGGATCTGGTGTTATTGTTAACGCAGACATAAACTCAAGTGCGGCTATCGCCGACAGTAAACTTGATACGATATCTACCGCAGGTAAGGTTGCATTATCAGCTTTAGAAATAGATGGTGGAACAGACATTGGTGCTGCACTAACAACTTCAGATTTAATAGTTGTTGATGATGGTGCAGGTGGAACAAATAGGAAAGCTGCATTATCAAGATTAGTTACACTTATGGAGTCAGAGATAGATGCCATTGGTGGTAACTTAACAATAACAGGTAATCTAACTGTTAACGGATCTACGACAACTGTATCTACGACAAACACTGTAGTTTCTGATAAATTATTTGAACTCGCAAACGGACAATCAGGCACACCATCAGGTGATATTGGTCTTGTTATGGAAAGAGGAAGTTCTGATAATGCATTTATAGGATTTGATGAATCTGCTGATAAATTTATAGTTGGAACAGGTTCGTTCACTGGTTCGACAACTGGTGATTTAACAATAACAACAGGAACATTAGTTGCAAACATTGAGGGAAATGTAACAGGTAATGTGACAGGTAATGTAAGTGGCACAGCTGCTACAGTTACAGGTGCAGCTCAGTCAAATATTACATCACTCGGAACATTGACAACTTTAACAGTTGATAATATTATAATCAATGGTACAACAATTGGACATACTGATGACACAGATTTAATAACCCTTGCAGATGGTATTGCAACTGTGGCAGGTGAAATATCTGTAACAACTCTTGACATTGGTGGAACTAATGTCACATCAACTGCCGCTGAACTTAATTTAGTTGATGGTTCTAGTGCTGGAACAATTGTTAATAGTAAAGCAGTCATCTATGGTAGTTCTGGTGAGGTAAATGCAACTACGTTACAGATTGCTGGATCATCTATAACATCGACTGCTGCTGAACTTAATCTTATGGATGGTGGAACGTCAGCTGGAACAACTGCTGTTGCAGGCGGTGATGGTATCGTGACAAATGACGGTGGAACAATGCGTCAAACAACAGTTGATACATTTGATACATACTTATCTCAAACTACTAAGACCTTAACAAATAAAAGTTTAACATCACCACAAATAAATACGCAAATAGATTTACTCGCAAGAGCAGAAGCAAGATTTCAAGATTCATCAGGTGGTCAATATGTTGCACTAAAAGCACCTGCAACTGTTTCAAGTAATGTTACATTTACATTGCCTGCAGAGGACGGATCAGCAAATCAAGTTTTAAAAACAGATGGTTCAGGCACTCTTAGTTTTGGCACAGATGAACAATCTGCTTTTGCTGATTCAACTATAACATCAACACCTGGTGGAAGTGGGGATTTTGATTTATCAAAAACAAATAATTCTGGTAGTTCTGAATCACCTTTTGACTCAAGCGCTCTTGATGCATTCGGTGTTATTTTAGGAGTTGTATTTGATGCAATGGAGCCAAGAGGAACAAGCACTGCGAATAACACTGATTTAGGATCAAGTGAGTCACATGTGGGTGCATAGGATTTATAAATAAAGGATAGGATAAAAATGACAAGATATAAAAAATCAATGTTTGACGCAACTATGGAAGTATTGAAACCTTCTATGGGCGCTGGTGCTTATATAAAAGACTTTCGAAAGTCTGATGCTCCACAATTCAAAGGAAAATCAGAAAAAGAGAGAGATAAAATGGCAATCGCCGCCTATCTAGATGCAAAAGATGAAGTCAATGAGGGCGCAAAAAACAGTGTTATATCTATGACAAAATTTAAAAATCCTAAAATAGTAAAACAAGTTTCAGATATAATTAAAAAAGTAGGAACTGATAAAATCAAAGTAAAAAAGATACCTGGTGGTATGGAAATCGCAGGTTCCAATGTTCATCTAACACAAGTCATAGATAGATTTTTTGATCAAACAATCAAAACTTCAAAAGGTGATTTTTCAACACCTGCATTAATACGGATGAAAGAAGATTATGATTATGAAACATTTGTAATAATGGGTGAAGAAGTTGAACAACTAGATGAAAAGATTGCAGGTCTTGAGAAAAAATCAGATCAAACAGGTGTTCCTTATGGCATACTAAAGAAAAGTTATGATAGAGGTGTTGCCGCATGGAGAACAGGTCACAGACCTGGTACAACACCACAACAATGGGCGTTTGCCAGAGTGAACTCAATGTTAACAGGTGGTAAGGCAGACCCAGATTTACAGGCAAAGATCAAAGCAGGTGGATATAAGAAAAAGAAAAAAGCAAAAAAAGAAGAAACTAATTTAGATGAAGATGCTAAAATGGCAAAACAATCTGATGCTGATTTAAAATCTATGATGAAGAAAATGCGTGATGCTGAAAAGAAAGATCCAAAGATGCCTTCTACTCAATTCATGATTAAACGTATTAGCAAAGAAATGAAAAAAAGAGGTTTAAAAGAAGAAACAATTAAAGAATTCAAAAATATGATTGTCACTATTAATGACCCTCGAAAAAGAAAAAAGGCAATCGATGATTTAGTAAAAAAGAATTTTGGTATTAAAAAAGATATTATGAACCCTAAAAAATTTAAAGTATATGGTAATGACACAGACTTAAACAAATATGCTAAAGATTTGAAAAACTTTTATGGTGCAACTATTAAGGCTGAAGAGTTTCAAATTAAAGAAGATGGTCACATGGATGTTCCAAGTTCAATAAGAATGTGCAAGACTATCATTGAAGACGCAAACGAAATACAACAGATTTTATCATCGAAGGGTGATGAAAATATAGACACTTGGTGGACAAACAAACTTGCTGTTGCCGCCAGTTCATTGAATAAACTTAGAGACTATATCAAAAACCCAATGGAAGAAGGTAGAAAATCTAAGTATGCTCAGGATGATGAGGATGAAGAGGGCGCAAATAAACATATCGTTATGCAACTAAGAAAAACAGTTGATTTGAAAGGTAATTTTAAAACTGAATTTGAGGATGGTAAAAAACAAAAAATACCTTTAGAGATCGCAAGAAAATTAAGTCATAAATATAATATGCTTAAAAAACCAATCGAAAAAGAAATATTCCAAAAGAGAATAGCAAAGTCATATAGAGACTTACTAAAAGTGGCAAAGGAGAAGTAATGAGTTATTTTAAAAACACACCCGAGAGTCTCTTAGAAAAAGTAAAAGAGATTCAAATAAAAACAGCTGCAAGAGAAGGTAATAAATTTACTAAAGCACTTATGGCTGCGAGAGAAAATGGAAATAAATTTTTTACAGTAAATGGTAAAGAATATGAGACAGAAGCTCTTGATGATAAAGATGTAGCAATAATAAAAAAAGTTGTTGGTAAACTTAAAGGTGCATCACAAGCACACGCAGGTCAATCAAAAGATTTAGAAAAAGCATTAAGTGATGAAGTAAAATATCCTCATGACATGTTCGATCCAAAAACAGGTAAAAAAGAAGTTGCAAAGAATGTAGATGATCATAACAGACTTTCAAAAATGGGATACACTCACGATGACCCTAAAAAGAAAGAAGACCCATCTCATTCAGTAGTTATCAAATCACAAAAGAAAAAAATGAAAGAAGACCCATCTCATTCAGTAGTTATCAAATCACAAAAGAAAAAAATGAAAGAGGATAACACTAACGACAAGTCTGATGATGGTGAGGGAATGGATAAAGTTCAACCTAAAGCGTTGAAGAAAAAATTTAAAGATAGAATAGATAAAGATATTGATAATGACGGTGATGTAGATGATTCTGATAGATATCTTCATAGAAGAAGAAAAGCAGTTTCAAAAGCAATCAAAAAAGAAGAATCAATATCTGATATTCAAGGTAATAAAAATCTTTCTATGAGAGAAGCACTTGCTAAAATTTGGAAGACTGATGCAGGCAAAAGTTATTTTGAAGGATTTGCATCTGATGCTCAAAGAAGAGCTGCCTTTGCACAAGGATACAAAGCAAAAGATAAAGATAAAAAAGAGCAAGTAAAAGAAAAGACTTTAACAGGTAAGAAAGAAACTAAAGTAGAGATAAATCCAAAAGTTTAACATGAGATCACTTGTCGAAATAATGAAGACAAGTGCCGAGGACTTACCACAGATATACTGTGATATGGACGGAGTTCTTTGTGACTTTATAAAAGGGGCAAACGCCGCAGTAAATGGTTTGTTTGTCACTGCCGAAAGAGGCACCCGTTGGGATAAAATAGCAGAGAAAGGTGCGAAGTTTTGGGCAGACTTAGAGTGGATGCCTGATAGTAAAAAATTATATCAGTTTATCGCAAGATATAATCCTAAAATATTATCAGCATATTCACCTAAAATGGCATCAGGTTCTAAAAAAGGAAAGATGCAGTGGCTCCAAAAAAATACTAGAATCAAAAGAAGTGATATAAATCTAGTATTAAGAGACCAAAAACGTAAGTTTGCACAAACAAATGACAAACCTAATATACTTATAGATGACTATATAAAGAACGTTAGGGAATGGGAAAGTGCAGGTGGAATAGGAATAACGCATATAAACGTTAGAAAAACGATATCTGAACTTAAAAAACAAGGATTTAAATAAGAATTATTATAAATAATAATAAAAAAAGGAGACTAACATGGGCTTATGGGGAGTTACACCGAATCTAAAACCAAAGTTTTTGCCTGAAGACAAAAACGCCGCTGGTTCAACTGGTGCAAGACATCACGCAATAGCGACCAAAAGTGGTTGGGGTCTAACACCAGGCCTTGCTGCTAGTGGAAACGATAACACGGATGCACAACCAGAAATACTGGTATGTGTAAAAAATTTAGCAGAAGCATTTGGTTCTGCATCTATTATTGGTATAAATTGGACTGATCAAACAGTCGCAGACACAGGTACATTTGATATCACTGTGACATTTGATGAGGCAGTGGATGTTACATCTGCAACAAGAACTGCAAACCAAACAATTACAAATAAAGCATACATCTTATTATCAAGAGTTGGAAAAACAGACATGGTTGAAGACAGTACAATGGCATGTCAATATTTTTCTGGTTCAGGTACAAACCAACTTACATTTAGAGGACTTGCACAGACAAACGCAGCTGCAGGTTTCTTAGCATTTAATGGTGAAGGAGTTGGCGATACAGGTGTTGTCACAGGTATTAACTTTGACGGAACTGCAACAATAACTGAGGAAGACGGAAGTTCAGGTTTAAGTATTAGACTTGAAGCTGGAACAACATCTGATCCAACATTTGGTGCAAAACTTATTGCAAACGGAAGTGCCGGTAAATCTGCAACAGTAAACGGTGCAATAACAACTGCAACAACAGCATTAGTATTAGACGGTAATTCTGGTACAATCGCAGTTGGTGATGTTGTCACTGTCAAAGATACAAGTACATTATCTTTCGCAGACGCAGACGGAAACACAGCAATCTCAACAAACAATGAATTAACAGTTGCCGCTACAAACGGATCAACATCTGTAACACTAAGTGAAGCAATCACAGTCGCAGATAATGTTGATGTTTTATTTCATACAGACGGTGGTGAAGAAATCATCTGTGATTCATTAGCATTTAAAGTTGCAGGTCCATTGTTTGCTACTAGATCAGATATTACTACAATAACAAGAACTGGTCAAGATACAAGTGTTGCAATACTTTTAGAAGAAGGAACAGCAGACTTTGAAGGTAAAA